TATTCCTTTGTATAATTTAATAGATGAGAGGAATATCATTGCTAAGGTTCATAAGCATTATGCGTAATAAGAAAATGAAGGAAAATGCCATACAAAGTTAAAGATTCAGGAAAGTAAAAACATTATCATTAAAAATGATGGGAGGTTAAAATGATAGAAACAATTTTTTTATTAGGGTTAGTCTCTGGGTTGGGTATTGTAGTGTTTGTAAAAAAGTTTAATTTATGGACTGGTACTCGCCAAGAAAAGTATAATTATGAACACCCAATAATAAAGGGAAAGAAAATGACTACAATAGTACAGAAGAGATATAGAGATGTAGTAGATAATTAATTAATAGGGGGTAAATAAAATGGGAAGTATAGCGGATTTGTTTGAATTGGTTATAGCTATTTTTGTCGTAGGTAGCTTAGCAATGTTTGCCTTTGGAATGTTTTTTGCGTGTCCTTTGGTTCTGTATGACCAGTTATACGTCATGCCACAAGCATCACAGAAAGCAAACTTACATTGCCAAGACATGGGTTTTGATTTCTATGAAAGTTATAGTAGAATAGGAATCTTAAGTAAGAATCCTGTGGCTATTAAATGTAAATATGTGGACCAATATAAACAAATAGATTTAAATAGACCATTAATTGAAATTGGAACATGAAATAATAGTCATCTGGAGCTGTTAGACTGGAATGACAGGAGAAATAAAAATGAGAAATTGGGACAACGAAAAAAGAAATCTTAGTGCTGGTGATGATGAATGGTTTAAACCTGCACAAGGACAGAACAAGGTGAAATTCCTTGATGAAGGTGGAGAGGATTATGAACAAACCTATGACAATAGGACAGTTAACAAAGTTAACTTTGCTATTGAAGTGGATGAGAAACAATATATCTGGGGAGTTACCAAAGCCAAGAAAGACATAAGTCTTTGGGGGCAAATAGTTGCTTTTGCTCTGAATAATGGTGGATTAAAAGGTAAAACAATTACTCTCTTGGTTCAGGGAGAGAAGAAAGACACCAGATATACCATTATGGAAAACATGGCAGCTACAGCAGAGAAAGTAGAGAGCAAGTAAGCTCTCTCTTTTAATTAATCGGGAGGTTAAAAATGTTAGAAAAAGAAAAGATAAAACTTAAGTGTCAAGAACTGGCTACATTAATTGTACACAATAAAATGATTAATGAAAGAGCCAATGAAAGGAAATTACAAATTAGCGACAGAATAATTCAAATAAAGATAGCAACAGACAATTTGTATAAGAATGTGATGGAAAAATAACAGAAGAAGAATTTGAACCAAGCTATGACAAGATTGTGAAGGATTTGAGAGATGCAAGTAATCAACTTTGGCAGTTAAGGGTTTCAATCTATGAAACCCTTCAAGAAGTTGATAAGGTAATTGAGAGAACTAAGAAGAGACTTGGAGAATGAACTTACTCAAAGAAATCTTTTATGATGTAAAACGTTTTAGTTGGAAATGGTATTTTTGGATATTTTGCTGTTTTATGGCAGGAATAGTGATTAGCATAATAATAGATAACTTTATATAAGATGAAATACAATACCTATTAACCAAATTAAACCAAAATGGAGGAATTTAATATGGGAAACCTAAAGAAAATAGCTAAAACAATAGCTATATGTGGAGCAGTAGGAGTTCTTGGCTTAGGTCTTTCTGGATGTGCAACTCAAGGGATTTCGTTAGAGGACCACAATAAAGCATTATCAGAAGCAAAGGCAAAAGCATATGATGAGGGAAAAGATTCAGTTGATATTACCTCTAATGATGCAGACGTAAGACAAAACGCTATTGATGAGTTGGCAGCAGCAGAACCGATTGAAGAGGAAATTGTTTCTGAAGTTGTAGGTGAGGCTATGTTATGGGATCATGATTACTTTCTAGGAGATTCTATTGACATAACTTTAGGAGATAACAAGATTACTAAATTAATGGATGACGTGATTACAGTTGATGGAGATACACATGATGTAGCCGAGTATATTATATTTGATGATGGGGCTATGATGGTGGGTTCATCAGATGACAAAGATATGGAGGACAAACCTCATTTAATTATGGATGAGAAAGGAGCTTTGAGATATGAGTTTAGGTTTGAAGATCCTCTTGATGCCAAATTATTGGACGATGACAAAGCTGAAATAATGTTCTTAGGAAAACCTATGAAGATTACCAATATTGGAGAAGATAGTATAACTGTTGAAACAGGAGCAGAACACTACTTTGATGTTGGGGCAACCTTTGAAGGAGTAACTCTTGAGAATGTTGGAGCAAATGGTGCTGTAGTAGTCAGAGTTGGTGACGTTAGAACTACAGTCTCTGCTGGAAAGAGTAAAAACATTAACGGAATGGAAATTAAGAATGTAGAAACCTTTTATGCTGATGGTATAGAAGAAAGAAGTGCTACACTCTTAATCGCAAGTGATGTAGAGATGGAAATAGACAACGATGAATATTATGATGATGACGAGTTGTGGAGATATAACTTGAGAATTGTTGATGACAAACTTGAAAGTATTAGTCTTGAGTTAGATAAGAAATTCTATGACTTAGATAGAGATGAGAAACCATTAGCAGAAGGAGAAACACTTAGCCTTCCTGAAAACTATTTAACAATTAAATTTGTTGGAACTAATAACCCAGATATGGTTGATTATAGTTTTGATAGAGATGGCAACTGTATTGAAATCAGGAGTGGAGATAGTGAAGGCTTTGTTATGGGAACAAACGAGTATAGAAGTGTTTATTTAGATGTTGTTGAAGGAATGTTCTATGATGATGACTGTGGTGAAGTAGAACTGGATGATGAGTTAAAAATGAAAGATGGATATATGTTGACCTCTTCATTAGAAATAATGAATGGTGATGATATGTTGTTGGACGTTAATGACTTGCCAAATAGAGATGAAAGCCTTTTAACAGACTTCGGAATTGTTGTAGACAATCCAGAAGAATGGGATGAAGAAGGAGAGTTAAGTATTTCTGTCCCAGAAGAACAGCTTGAAACAACTATTGGAATATATTAAATAAGGAGGAATATTAAAATGAGTGAAGACGGAGAAAGACCAGAAGCACCTGTAGAAGAAGAAGATTAATTCTTCTTCTTTTTTATTTTTTTATTACATATTCTATTTTCATTTACTCTTAAAATAATCCTGTGATTTCCAAGTCTTTTCTTGAGTTCTTCCCAATCTTCTTTTTCTTTTATTTTCTTATACATACCCATCTTATTCTCTCCTTTACTTTATTAAATATATCTTATTTCTTCTTAAATTTTGTTTCCATTTATTTTCCTCCTATTTCTCCTTCTGCTATAACTTTTAATTCTTTTAATGCTATTCTAATCTCTTCAATAGTGTTTGCTTTGGCTTTAATAGAACCGATGTAGTATTCTCCCTTTGAATTCTGTTTCAGTTCTATCTTAAAGTTAGGGTCATTAATAACTTCCCCTTCTTTCTCATAAATCCTTGTAAATCCATTTAATTGATTTTCCATCTTATTTCACCTCCTCTTTCTTTATTTTGAAGAAATCCATAAGGAATCCTCTAACAATTAACCATTCATCATCCAACATAACTATTTGTTTTCCTTCCTGAATCTTTTCCACCATCTTTGGTTTATTGTTTATAAAGATGGGGTCTTCATTACAATCAAAATAATCAGTAGGACACACTTTATTTATTTTTTTTATTAAATTAATAGCCCTTTCTCTGTATTTCATTTTTTCTCACCTCCATATTTCTTCTTCACTATCCCAAATCATTAACTTCTTTGAGAATCTATTGCTGTCAAAGGTATGCTTTAACAGTGATTTTCCAAATAAATCCCTTGTTTCCTGAAAATGTTTTAAGTGTTGTTTAGTCTTACAGTGCTTCTCCCATTCTTCTTTAGACATTAATACATCACAATATATACACTTATAACAAGTTTTCTTTCTTTCTTCTTTCATTCCAAACCCTCCAGTTCTTTTAGTTTTATTCCTGCTGTTCCATATTCCCCATAATCATAACCACACCAGATACATGGAATATCTTCATTCTCTTTATGACATTTCGGACAATAACTTGTCATTTTAATACCTCCAGTTTAAATCTTATTCTTTTTCCTATGAATTCTTTAGGAAGACGGACAGTTCCTAATTCGATACTTCCTCTTTTAGTTGAAAACGCACAACAGTGTTTAATTAAATACCAATCACGATAAATCCATCTTCTTCCTGTTTTCTTACACCTTGCCCTCCTATTAACATACCATTCTCTGTTACTTGCTTGTATTACCACACCCATTTTTACCTCCATTTTCTATAATTTCTATATCATCTATACTTAAAAGATACTTGCCCCTAATCTTCCTAAGGGCTTTATTAAACCTCTTTGCGTGTTTAATATCCTTCCCATTAGGAGTATGCTCTTTATATTTCCATCCATATTCTATTTTTAATTGTGCTGTCATTTTTTCTTACCTTTTATTTTCTCTACGTTTTCATTTACGCTTTTGAATATCTTTTCATTATCTAATTTGCTGTCAAAATCCTTTAAATAAGGAATTTCTATCTTTGTGTAATGCTTCCCATCATAAACAAGTGCCTCATCTATCTTCATGTTAAGCACTTTTGATCCTCTTTCCATACCTTTGTAGTTTAAGATATTCCTCTTAATACTGCTACCGTTAATAAAGTCTTCAAACGTTACTTTTTTGTAGATAATTATGTTTAATTTGCTTGAGATAAACTTTTTAATGTTCTCTGGGACTGCTGATATGATTAAAATGTTATTATTGTGGTGAATTAATCTCAAGGTATTCTCTATTTGTTTCTTCAACATCCTATTATCGAGATCCCACAAAGCCATAACCTCATCAAGAATAATTAAAGAGTTCTTTATTTGTTCTAATTCTTCTACACTATGTATTTCTATTGTATCTTTTAATTTGCTTCTCAAACCATATACATACAATTTAAAGATCTTGGTTTTCCTTAATTCCTGTATCAGATAATAGAGTAAATTACTCTTACCTTCATTTACATTAGAGATTAAACCGATTATCTTTGGCTTGTTAAATAAATCTAATAGTTGTTTATTCATTATTTCACCCCTATTATTTGTTTTATAGCCAAAACAGATTTATGGATGCCTCTTCCATCACAAGAAATCACTTTGGATATACCATGTAAATCCAACAGTCATCAAAATAAGGAGATGTGATATATCTGTTTTGGTTTCTATAAACTATGCTTTTTTTATGATCCAAGATGTTTGTTCATCTTCAGTAAGATTTAAAGAAGCCCAAGTTTCTGCTTCTTCTACTGTTTTAAATCCCTCTGCTACTATTTTAGTTTTACAAACAATATACTTCATGGTTTCACCTCCTTGTCTGTTGGTTCTCTCCCAACTATTTCTTTAAATACATTCTCTAAACACCCAAAATCTTCAAAACTGGTAGCAATATCATATTCTCTATTTAAAAGAAATGCCTCTAACTCTTTCTTTATTTCTTTCTTCATTAAAATTACATATTTCATTCTAAATCACCTCCATTAAATACTATTTTCTTTAATTCCATCATTCTTTTATATTGTTCATCTGTTAAGGGATTTTCTAAACTAAACTTTGAAAGTGCCTTTAATTCTGCTAAATCTCTCATCATTTCAAAACCCTCAATTTCCTTTTTAAAGTTTGTTTCCATTTTTCACCTCCAAATATTCAATATTCTCTTTAATTGCCTTCAAATTGCTGTTTAAACGCTTATATTTATAAGAAATATCCCGTTTTAATAGCTTGTTTTCTCTCCTTAAATCGATTATTTCTTCAAATACTTGTTTTTTAGTTCTTTTTTTCATTTATTCCTTGCAACATTCTTCTTGTTTAAGTTCATTCTCAACAAGCTCATTTATTTTAACCCATATTGGAGAAAATAATGGGCTATCAAATCCAATTAAGTTGTCTAATTCCCATCTTAAGACCTCATTCTTTTTCTGTAATGCCTGTAATGCTTTAAAGTTTCTTTTAGTCATTTTATACACTCTCCTTATTTTTTATTTAATCGGTCTCAATTCGTGGTGCTAATATAAACTTAAACTCTTCTGTTTCTGCTGTTAATGGGTGATCCTCTGCTATTGTTAGTTTAACACTATCACAGCCAGATTTTATAATTAATTCCAATAAGAATTTAAGATATTCTCTCGAATATTTACAACTTTGTTGTTTATCATTATTTATATTAGGTATTTTATGGGTTTCCTCGTTATTAAATCCAAAAGTATTTTTAAATGTCTCTTTTAATCTTGTGTTTTTTGGTATAAAACAACATACGTTCGCACTATCCATAAAACCCTCTTGTTTTTCTGTTGGTATTTTTAAATCCTCTGTTGTTTGATTATCAAACATTTTCCTTAATTGTGTTATTGTTTGATTTATTGTTTTTCCTTTATCCATTTTATTCACTCTCCTTTAATATTGTCAATATCTATTTCACAAGTATAATCTTCTCCATAACTGCTCTGGTTTCTTGGAACCATGTAAATACTTGCGTTTTTTTCGTGGTCTTGAATGAAATAAACCACAAACTTGGCTAATTCTTTTATATTATTCCTTTGGTTCTTTGAAGTTTCCAAAACTGCTTCTTCACATTCTTTTACAGTATACCAGTGTAAATAAAGGTATATCTTATCAGAACCTTGTCTTAACTTCAATAATGTTCTTTCTCCCATTTTATTCATTCCTCTAAAAACGTTTTAACTATTTCAGTATAATTAACCCGCCATAAACTGCCAATGTCATCAAACATATTAATAAATAGTTTTAAGGTTTCTCCCTCATATTCTCCCTCATATAAATTATACTTCAAATCTTCAACAAAAGTTCTTAATGCGTCATCTTTCTGGTGTTTAAACTCATATTTCTGCTTTAAAAGGCTTCTAACCTCATTATACAACCATTCATCATTTGTTAAATGTAGGTTTAAAGCCCAAGTTTCTCTGTTAGTCCATCCGTTATATTCTTCTTTATTTTCTTTATTTGTTTTATCCATTTTATTCACCTCTAAACTCATCTTGTATTAAATCAGTTGCTTCTTTTATGTCTTTTGCTGTTACTTCATCATAGTCTTTATAGTTCTCTGCGTCTTCCTTATCTATTTGTCCTGTTTCTACTTTGAAATAACTCCCACATTCAGCACAAACGAAGAAAAATAAGTCTGTGACAGTCATATCGTGGATACGGTCCTTACATACTTTCATGTTTTTATTACAGCATTTCATCTTGTATCAATCTCCTTCCATATATACAATATGTTGTATATAGGATTGTAGGCAGAGAAGGAATATATCCTTACTCTGCTCTACCCTCGAGGTGTGTTTGCTATACATAAGTGGTAATTTATTAGGGTGTGTTATTCGTTACTCTGGGGTAATACTAAACATTACTGTTACTTCTTTATTTTTGTGTTCTACTATTTTTAATATTTCAGTAATACCTTTTTGTTTTAATGTATCAATCATTTGATTGAGAGTTATTTCCTCACCAAACACTATTGTTTTTGTAATATCCATAATATACTCACCTCCATATTATATGGGGGGCAGGGTAACTATATAAATGTTTGGGTTTCGCAGACCACAGCATAGTAATAACAAATGTATTGATTGTGTTACTACTACTATTATATAACAATAACATTGATTGTGTTACTACTACTATTATATAACAATAACATTGATTGTGTTACTACTACTATTATATAACAATAACATTGATTGTGTTACTACGGGGCAGGGGTGAGGTTTTGCCCCTTGCCCAGCATAATCTACTAACCCTCTAAAATTTTTATAATTTTTTTTCAAAAAAACGCCTTTTTCCCTATTTTTTTCAAATTTTTCCCTGAAAAGTAGTATTTTTCAGAAAGGTTTATATATAAGTTAAACTTTTCACTTTTTATGACCTCTTCCATTCACGTACGCATAGCGACTATAGATTCGGAACTAATGCAATATTACTTATGGAAAAACAAGATAATCAATCCTCTTAATATAGATCAATTCAATTTGAGCTTCTCCTTACAATCACTTTTATATAATTTCGTTAGACAAGAAATATTCCCTCTTATAATTTATGGCACAGACAACAAAGCCACACGATTAAGACGGAAATACGCCAAGGAGATAGCAGAATATGAAGAATTCAGAAAAACGCTGGACGAATAAAGATCATTTAGAACCAAAAATAAATGCTGGACCACCAGAAAAATATAAAGCATCACAGATAGATTTCTCAAAACCACCTCCAGTAGAGAGTAATGCCACCAGGCTTCCGAATTCCGTAAAGAAGATGTATGGCTGCTTAAACTGCGAGTGGAAGGGAACTTCCTTCTGTCCCTTTGCTTTCACTAAAAGTAAGGAAGTAACTCCGCAAGGGATTTGTCCCCATAGAACTAATTTCTTGTTATCCCTATGTCATGGTTACTTAAAGAAGAGACACAAGAATACAGATAACATTGGCACATTGCATGAATTCAGGAGAATCTTTAATTTGGCCATAGGGGATGTAAAACAGAGAAAGGATTATCATAAACTCCAAATGCTCGAGAAAGAAATAGAAAAAATAGATAAAAAGGTTCCTGGGAACCAAGGAGATTTTATGGAGCTAGAGACACAGAGGCGGAAGATAAGGGAAGAATGGCAATCTTTATGGAAGGAAATGGTTACTGTTGATGAGAAAATCAAAGATAGGTCTACACCTAAGAAATTAGAGATGAAAAAAGATGAAACCATTACAATTAGGAATATACAGCAAATAATGCGAGAAGGTGAGGAACCAATAACCATCAGCGAAAAGAAAAAAAAGAAGGAAACCAACGAGGAGGAAGAATTATATGGATATTGACTACAATAATCCAATAACTAGGAAAGAAATTGATATGGATGCTTATAATCACAAATTTGAGCTAGTGAAACAGTTTATCTCGGAAGAAGATCCAAGCAAGATTATGTTCTCTCAATTACTAAGAGATCCAACAACTTTCTCTTATATGTATTTCAAAGTGGATGGAAAACCTCTCAAACTCTATCCATATCAGGATGCTATTATAAATGACAAATACAAGTATAAAATCTTTAGAGCTGCGAATCAAATCGGCAAATCATTGCTTTTGGATACTGAAGCAGCAAGAAACCTTATTATCGACCACGGCCATGCCCATAATGAGGCTATTATCTCTAAATCACTGCCACAATCTACTTTCCAGATGAGAAGGGTTAAAGCACTACTAAATACAGCAAAACTGAATTGGAGTGAAGAAAAAGGAGATTCCGACTCTATGTCTGTTATTTCTCATGATGTAAAAGACGAAAAAGGGAAAATCAAGTACACTAACCTTTGTATCTGTGTTCCACCTACTGAAAGCCTTTTAGGTTACGATTTACACAAAATAAACCTTGATGAATTCGAATATTGGGATATTGACATAAAATACTTCTTTAATCAGATAGCTCAACCAAGAACTTATACAACTAAAGGAAGTATCACTATTTTCTCAAATCCTAATGGGCAAGATAACTTTGTTGCTGATTTAGAAGAACAACTGCTAATAAATGGTAATAAAAAGTGGCACACATATATTTTCAATTATCTAGACAAACCTGGGAATACTAAAGAAGAATACGACGAATTAAAGAACGAATTATCAAGGCAAGAGTTTGAATCTACTGTTGCAGCTATCCGTTCTATTTCTGATAGGTGTTATTTCTCTCCTGAAGAGATAGAAAAGTCATATAAGAAGGGTTTAACCGAATTAGACATGATGGGGAAACAACTTTACTTCTTTTTGGATGTTGGAGCAAAACATGATAGAAGTTGTCTAGTTGGAGGATATATCGAACAAGATGAGGATAATCCCAAGTTTGTGCATCTTAATATCCCTCTTATACATTTATACCCTCAAGGATATCCCTTAACAAGGGTTGTTGGTGTGGATGTTGATGAAAGTGATGGATGGCACTATGAGAAGTCTGTAAAGGATTACATTGAGGAATGGGACAAAGAAGGGATGGTTCCTATCTTTGGTTATGATATTACTGGAAATGAAGGCATGAAACCGTTATTTGAATCAATAAACATCATTGGAAGTGATGTTGTCTTTTCAGGACCCAATAAGTCTGGTTTCTATCAAAGATTCAAATGGTTTATGGAAAAGGGGTTATTACATAGAATTAAACATAAAGATTGGGAAAAACAAGCTTCACAGCTAATTGTGAATAAAGGACAAAGAGGATACTTATTAATCAATTCTGGAGCAATGGGGACTTCAGAAGCCTCTAGATTAAAGAGGATTCCAGATGATTGTATGGATGCAACTGCTGGATTGATATACTTGGCTTCTCCTTATGACGTGGTTCCTGTGACCATGCAGGTGATATGATGGATAAAACACCAATATGCAAAAGATGTGGATTATGTTGTTATTTGATAATAGATAATAAACCTAGTAACAAAAAGTGTAGAAATTTAGTATTATTAAAATCAGGAACAACAGTTTGTAGGATATATGGCAATAGGATAGGAACAAATATTGGTAGGGGCAACCTTTGTGTAAATAGGAAAGATAGCCCTTTTGATTACGAAGGCTGCCCATTTAATCTTGGAAATAAACCAATAGTTAAATTAAAATCAGATGGAACACATTATTTGGAGGAAATAGATGCTAAAGAAGATTTGTGAATGGTTTAATAAGAAAATAAACAAAACGAAATGGTTTGAGTGTTATGTTGCTCAAGAGACAAGGTTTAATATCGGACAGGGGAAGATAGTACAATTCAAAAACTTATTTCAGTTATATATCTTAGCTGATTTATATATTTTCGTGAAATTCAAGGTAGATGTAAGTCCATGGAACATACTTTTAGTTTCTATATGTCTTGGAATTGGATTTTGGTTTATAGGTTATATCTGGGATAAATTAGGGATACTCCACATAGAACAAGAATTTCATAATAAAAGGGATCCATTTACGAAACAACTAAGAGAAAAATTTAATATTAAGGAGGAAACATACTATGGAAACGGAAAAAAAGCTGAAAATAGTTCCAATGGACCAAGAACAATTTAATCTGGCTCAAAGAACTATTTTCTTAGAAACAGAAAAACCAAAAAGTAGTTGGTTACGAAAAAAAGTGATAAGGTACTTACAAGAGACAACTCCTGAAATGAAGAGATATTTGAGAATTCACCACTGGGCAAAGAGGAAAATATTCCAAAGAGGAATTAAAATCTTTCGTTTCGTCTTAAAGAAATATATAATAAAAAGCGATGCTCAAATACCCCAATATTGGAATAATAACCATATAAGGATATTCTATAATTCTTTCGTTTTTGGATTGGAAGATGCCTTTAAATATATGGTGTGGAATATGGCCAATAATAAATTTAGAGAGAAATATAAAGGGGATACAGATAAGTATATTAAATGGATTAAAAATAAAGGTCATTGGAGTTATCAGAATAGGAGAGATTTCATAGGAATCTGGACTTGTGAAATTTTAGAAGACACTTTTGATAGAGAATGGTTGAATATGGCTATGATGAGGATGGCACACAGAATGATGGAACATTATGGGGTCAGTGAATTAGAAAGACTGAAAGTTCCTCAACCTGGACAATATCCAGTATATTTATCACCAAATCAGAATAATCCTAATTATTGGATGAAGAATAACCATTTACCTGTATGGAACCATAATGAATTAGTCAAGGAGGAAAACTACTATGGGGCGAAAAGCAAAGATAAAAAGAGCAGTAAAGGAAATAAAAAAAAGCAAAGAATGGAAAAAGGCAAAAGCAGTAAAAGTAACGGAAAAGGAAGTACAAGAAGAGATAAAAAAGAAAAAGCTTGATATTAGTGGAAAGCAAGTGGAAATGATTCAGATGCAGGAATCCTTGCAGGAAACCTTTTTGATTAGGTGGAATCAGAAAGTCAAGTTAGATTTTATGAAAAAAGAGTTAGCTAATACAAAACAAGGAGACTTTATTGAATGGCTGGGTATTAAATACCCTAGAGAGATTTTAGCTACAGAATTCACTAAAGCTATCTTTTACTATGGGAGGGCTATATCAAATGAAAACCACATTGCACAAAACCTTCGTCAAGAATATGGATTTACTGAAAGAGAAATTAATGACGCAAAAATGGGTAAGTACAGAAAAACTCTTAAAAAACCTAAAAACCAAAAAGGAAAGGGCGAAGTCAGACATTTTGACGGGATTGGTTAAAACCAAAACCTTTATATATAAGTTATGGTTTATATTAAGAGCACCACAGAGATTTATAAAGACTTTACATCAAAATTTATTAAATGTGAAGGATTTAGACTTAACCTTAAATAACCCCCGAAACCCGTACCAAGTGTTTTTCGATTGGTTACTTGAAACACTACAGTATGGAGCTGTAATGGGCTTAGTTTACATGTGGATCACCACATTGAACTTTTGGCTTATGATTCCTGCTTTAGGAAGCATAAGATGGCTTTGGCTCGATATTGTTAAAGAAACCAAAAGGAGAACCCTCAAATAATGCCTTCGTATCTAACACAAGTATTTCAGACAATAGGGAACCGGGAAAGTAGGCAAGTATCTCGTCATTTACCTATGATCAATAGTTTGGTATCCTCATATTCTAATTATCTTTCTACAAGGGGACAAATAGCTAAAAAGAAAAACTTAATGGGGTGGTATAAAAGAATACCTGAACTTACAGCTTTGTGTAATAAGGTAGCAAGAGATTCTGTTTATAAGTACCATTTTGAATCTGTTAATCCAACCGACGTAAATAAGAATAAAATAATGAAAGCGAATAAGTTCGCTTTGGAAGTTGGATTAAGAAGGATAATGTTTTCTCAATATATTGATATGTTAATCACTGGAGAAGGATTTGGATGGATGGGAAAATTAACAGATAAACAAGTTAAAGAAGTTATTAGTAAAAGCCTAAAAAAAGAGATCTTCTTAGAAAAGAAAGAAAAGGACAATATTTCTAAACAAATTTTTAATGAAATGAAAGCAAACGAAGGTTTAGCCAATACAAATAACATAGACGAAGACTTACTTAGACCAAGGAAATATAGAAATGTGCCTTCTACAACTATGGAGATTATTTATGATCAATATGATATTTTAAATTATAACCACATCGTAGGTATTGAAAAACCGGTTATATTTAGCACTAAGGAAATAATACGTTTCTCTTTAATGCAGGTGGATGGAAAGCCTAATGGGTTTACGCCTGTAGAATCTATTTTGGTTCAGTTAGAACTTCTAAGGCAGATGTGGCAGAATCAATTAAGTATCCACAAAAATGGTGGAAGACCAGATGCTTTCTTCATATTGAAAGATATGAGATTTGGAACTCCCGATTATAAAGCAATAGAACAACAATTACAAAAATATAAGATTGTTGAAAATGCTCATGGAAATCTTCTTTTCACAGGTGATATAGATATTAAAGAATTAGCTAGGTTCGAGACCATGGAATTTAAAGATATGGGCTTATATATCACAGGACTTATGGCTATGCAGTGGGGGATCCCAAAAAGTAGCATACCGTATATTGTAGGTGGACAGGTTAAATCTTCAGATACTGGAGGAGATGCTGAAAGGAGTTATTGGAGAAATATAGATTATAACCAACAGATCTTCGCAGAAATATATAATACACAATTATGGATTCCTCATTTCGGGGTTAAGCTTGTATTTGATTCACCTTTCCCACAGAATGATGTAACAAGACAAACAGCTAGAAATATGCAATTAACTAATTTAGAATTAGAGAACCAGTTATTTGCTTCTAACGATAAACAGTTGGCAAATCATACTTTAATGAAGGAGTTAGGGCGTATGGAAATGGACCTTACAAAAAAGAAAGAGGATCCGTTAATGGCTAATCCCTTAAATAATCAGATTCCAAGAAATCAACCATCTGATAGCCAAAGCAACAGAAATGCTGCTAAAAGAATTGAACAGACCTCAACTATCCAAAGTAGAGGTATGAAACCAACCGGTATTGGAAAGGAATGGGATAAGGATGTTGAATTGGAATATAAACAAATGCGTGGAATGGAATCCATGGAAGTAAGTTATAAAATGTTTATCAAACTTTATGGTGAAGATAAAATGTACCATCCAGGAAAACCACCAAGAATCTTTATGAGGAGAGGAGATGAATCCACAACTCTTATATATAAGAGTGATGACTTCGTGTATAAAACACAGCTATCAAATTCAGAAATAGATCAACATAGAATATTGTTGTTGAATTTGGAAGCAAGTAATATTTACCTACTTTAAAATGGCTGCATTAGCATATAGAGCAACAGAAGAATCAATTCGTAGAGACTTTGATGCTACAGATACTTGGAAAGTTGTTTATGAAGGGTTTGCACAACCAGGACATTATGATGATAATGGTAGTGCTGTATGGAAGATATGCAAATATATTTGGGTCGGAGCCCAAAATGTAGCCATTGCTTGGGCTGATGGAAATACCAATTATGACAAAATTTGGGATGATAGGGATACAGCTTATACTTACACTTAAAATGAAAAAAAAAATCATATTTTTAGTTTTGTTGATACTTTTACTTAGTTTTTCTGTTTCTGGATTAAGTTTGAAATCTATCTTTAATCCTTATACTCAAAGACTGGATTATATTAGGACCGCTAATTTTAGTGGAGAGAATTTTACTGCTTTTAATATCACGGCAGAAGGATATTTTGAAGGGGATGGAAGTCTTTTAACTGGTATATCAGGATCAGGGGATGGGTTTACTAATTGGATTAATTTAATGTTATGGAATCAGACAAAACTTAATGAAACCTATGCCCAGAATGAATCTGTAGTAGATATTTGGGCTTACTTCGGAAACTATGTAAGTTCAACATCCCTCAATGCAACTTATGCTTTGAATGATACTTTAACAGATTATGTAAATTGGGTTAAAGGAAATTTGACTTATGTAAATAAATCAGGAGATAGGATGACTGGTAATTTGGATGTAAGTGGAAACATAACAGTTGATGAATATATCTTTGGACAACCTTTAGAAGGAGGAGTAAGTAATGGAATTATATGGGCTGCAGAAATAGATGGTTTCGGACAATTAAACCTATCACATGAAGAAGGAACAAGAGAAATAACTTATCCTGATATGACTGTTAGAATAGTATCAACTCCAGATGGTAATGAAAAGTATTGTGATATTCCAGGAGCTATGGTTGAAGTAACAGATAATGCTCATGTAGCTTATGTTGTAGATGCGTCAGATTGTTCATTATCTTTTGTACCAGTTAGTACATTTGTAGATGCAGGCATTAATCAAGCAGGAAATATACCACTCTTCCATGCAATGTCTCATAATGGTGTGACTGAAGTACATCAAGGAATGCCAATTTTAAACAGGTTATACATTCGTTCAAGATTACTAAACTTAAAAACAATTAACTTAGATGTGATTAGTGGAATGGGTTTAACAAAAGAAGGTTTATTGAACTTTACAATTAATTTAGGAGAATATATCTTTATAGATGCTCCAGTAAGTTCAACTGTACAAAACTTATCTAATAATGCAACATTAGAAATATTTTTCAGAGATGGAGGAACTTATGAGTATGATGAATATTTTGGAGGAACACAAACAGGTTTAAATCTCACAAGCTGTGAAGATGCTTCACAAAATTTAGTTGAATGTTCAGCAATTACAAAATATAGAAGATACTTTATATTTATTACTGGGTATGATAACAGTGATGATGATACAAAATTACATCAGAGATTAGCATCAGATGAGATTTATTATACTACTCTTGCTGGTTGTTTAAATACAGAAACAAATCCAATAACTTATGACTTGCCAGATATTTATGATTATACAGCTGTGCCAGTATTTGCTTATTGTGGACAAGCAAATGATAATGCACTTTCAGAAGGTGCTTTTATTGATTTAAGAACAGTTCAAACAGGACAAGCATCTGGTGGAATAGATACTTCTATATTTTTAACTAAAGATGGTTCAACACCTTTAACATCTGACTGGGCAGCAGGAGATTATACTATAAATCAATTAGAAGCAAATGCAACAAGGTGGAATAATGCTACTGAAGGAGTAATGAGAGATGATGGTTGGAATGAAACTTACACTCTCAACGACACATTATACGATTATGTTGATTGGATAAGAGGCAATGCAACTTATTTCTTATTATCTTCTATTGGAGATTATGTTAAATCAGAGAACTTAAATCTTACCTATGCGCTGAATGATACACTTGGTGATTATCTTCCAGACACAACTACTTTACAAAGTGCATCTAATGTAGGTTATACAAATATATCAGAGACCTTTACTAAGAATCTAACAGCAAGTGATAGTGTAATTGGTACCAAATTATATGTTGGATCTCTTCCAATAGACAGCAATGCAACTTGTATATTCATAAGAGGAGGAACAAGCACTTGGGAGATTTGTTAAAATGGTTAAGTATCGTAGAATATATATCGGAAGTTCTACTGTAGGCATTACCTTAATTAGTTTATTTCTCTATATGACCTTCCTTGGTGCTACAATCATTTCTGATGGAGATAAGGTTTGTGCTGGAACAATAGAAGATCCCTGTGTAAGTTTGATAAATATTACAGTACCAATCACTTTTTACATTTACAATAAAGAAGGAATAGATTTGGATTTCTCTCCAAATATAGAAAATTATAAACTTTATCTTCGTGATAAAAGGTATACAAGAACCTGTATTGAGGATATTTGTGGTTGGAGACTTTTTGAAATGAAAGAGAAGAAAGAAGGTTTCCAATATGCATACAAGTTCTACCCCAATAAAGTTTATGAGTTTGCTTTAGTTGGTTATAAGAAGAACCCTGATGATGTAATTAAATGGAGTTTGGGTGCTGCTAATGAAGAATTAGATCCTATTTGGTTAGCTCCTTCAAAAGATAAATTATCAAATGTTTTAAAAGTATCCCTTAGAAGTTCAGAAGGCTGGGAAATAACAGCAACAGGCGCAGAAGAAAATCTTAATGTAGAATATGAAATAATTGGAGAGAACGCAACAAAATTCTGCATAGAATTTAAGGATAAAAAAAAGTATGAAGGTGCTTTGAGTTTATCTGCGAAAGATATAAGGCAAGTTCCAATAACCAAAATTGATTCAAAAGATTCTTCCTTCTTCTTAGAGAAGGAAACAATTGACATATCCAATGCAGACAAGGAAAAACAATGCTTCACAATAACCTATGATGAATTCAAGGAAGGAATGGAATTCAAGATTGGATGGAATAGTATAACAATCTCAAGCGACCTGTCCTATGGAAGGTCAAATACTGCTTCATTCAGCGACCACATATTTTATGACCCTATAAATAAAAGATGGCATGTTGTTTATGTTGATGATGGAGATGATGTGCATACTCAATCATCTAGTGATAAGGTAAATTGGGTGGATGGAACTATTGATATATCAGGCAACATGGATTATGATGAATTTGATTGTGAACTTGATGTTTATGATGGAAATACTTACCTACACTGTGTTTATGGAAAGAGTTGGTATGATGGATTCAGCATTAGAAGATGTGCTCTGACAGGAAGTTCTCCGTTTATTACTTGTGGTTTGGCTCATTCTGCTTTTAAGTCTGCTTCAATGGCTGGAGGAGATGTAAATGATGAAATTGAATCTATGTCAATAACTCTTGATTCAGATAGATGTTCTTTAATTGCTTTTGGTATGGAAGATGACAGCATAGCTGACTCAGGTGAAGAATGGCAAGTTATGTTAATAAAAGAGAGGAATTATGGTGATAGTGGATGTGGAGATGGAGATTTTTATGGAGGTTATGAATTCACTCCAAATGCTGTAGTCAAAGTTGTAAATGCGGAAATAGACACAAATAAGTTTGTAACCTGTTGGGTTAATCAAAGTCAAGGTAACCCTTATGCTGGTTATTGTAATGTGGGAACACTATCAGGAACAACAATCACTTATGGAGACCCATTTATGTTTGATAATGATTGTTATCATGACCCTGGTTATTCTGTAATAGGTATAGCAAAATTAGACACAAACAAGTTTGCAGTTGCTTTTTCTGATTTAGGGGCTGCTCCTGGATATGTTATTGCAGGAAATGTTTCAGGGACTGACATAACATTCGGAACAAGAGTAAGATTCGGAGATTCTGCTACTGATTCTGAATATATTGCTATGGATGGAATAGATGTTGATAAGGTTGCTATTGTATCTAATGATGAAGCCAACAGCAATACAGGGAAAGCTATAGTTTGCAATACTGGTTCTGGGATAGATGACTTAACTTTTTCCTGTGGTTCGGAAGTTGATTTAGTAACAGGAAAAATAGGCACACATCCTATATGGACTTCTGTAGCAAAAATAGATACTGATAAATTTATCACTTGTTACGGAGACGCAGTTAATGGCAATGGAATCTGTGTTTCTGGAACAGTGTCAGGAACTACTATAACTATGGGAACTCCATCAAATTTCAGTAATGGAGAAAATGTGATATATACAAAGGTGAGCAGTCCAGATACAGATAAGTTTGTATTATCTTATACTGATACTGTTGCTTCAGCTGATGATGGAGAATTACTTGTTGGGAATGTAAGTGGAACAACTATAGCTTATGGTTCTCCTTCTGTTATCGGCTCTATAAATTTATATCAAATGAATCATATTGGAATTGATTCAACGCATTTTGCTTTGGTTCATTATGATGGTTCACTTGTACCAGTAGATTACTACTCTGTTGATTGGACGGCTAACACTTTTGCAAAAATGGAAACATTACCTGTTGATGATGGAATTATTGGAGGAGGAAGTGATTTTGGTTTGGATATAACCAAAGTTTCTATGAATATGAGTGTTGTATGCCTTCAAAATGATTATGAAAATGACCAAGGAGAATGTAGTGCTGTAAACTTTTCAGATGCAGAGTTCCCAGTAAAACCTTTATATAATATTCAAGAAGAAGCAGGATACGGTAGACCATTAAGTCTTGGAATCAGAAGTTTTGGAGATTTGGATGCTCAAATCTTCTGGGATATAGATTCTAATTTTAGAACAGTGTTCTTTGACGGAGATACAAACACCATTGGGACACAGGTTTTGTTAAATGATTCTACTAAACAGTATTCTACTTATGGCTCAAATGATGCTGTTGTAATTGGGGACAGTACAATTAGTTTTGCCAGAGATAGTCCAACAAGTAATGTTCAAGCTTATGTTACATCTTCTAAAGATGGAAATATGAGTTCATATATTGATACTGGTTTAGACCAATACTATGCAGCAGGGATACAATATTCTGGTTTTATAACTGCAGCTGTTGATACAAGAGCTTCTGGAGGGGATGATATTTATTTATTTGTTACGGATGATGACGACCCAAATGATATTTATTATGCACAATCAACAGATGGAGGGGTTTCATGGGAGACTCCTGTCTTATGGATGGATGATGTTGGCAATTTTGATGCAAGGTATTTATCCTCTTACTTTGATAATACATCTTGTGATATTATGGTAAGGTGGGTGGTTAATAATACTGTTGATGGATTATATAGTGTTATGGTTAATAATCTAACTACTGATAGTTGTGAAGTTTCAGATACTTGCACATATTCAGGTTCTGGAAATTGGATTGTTGATGGTTCAGATAATTGTGTTATCACAGAAAAAGTAACAGGAGATGGAAGCGATATGAGTATTGATGGAACTGGAACTTTTACTGCTGAAGCAGAGATAATAGGTTTTGGAACTTACACTACAAAAGGAGCCTGTGTTGTTAGGGGAAAAATCACCTAAAATAACTAAAAGGTAAGTCCACTATTTAAATACTTTCGAAAACCTTTATATATAAGTTAAGAAATATAATACTTATGCCTATTCCATCACCGTCTAATGGTGAAAGTAGAGATAAATTTATATCTCGCTGTATGGGTTCAAGTACTATGAAATCTGAATACCCTAATCAAAAACAAAGACATGCTGTTTGTTCTTCACAATTTGGAAGGAAAAAAAAGGAACAGATTTTTTCTAATATCCGTGGTTTTGAAATTAAAGAAGAATCAGAAGACCATTTGAAAGTTGCAGGTTATATCGCAACCACCCATTTAGATTCTGGATTCCAAGATGAAGAGAGAGGAATATTCATAAGAGATAGGATAACAAAAGAAACATTAGACAGTTGGGCTGAAGAAATTAACGAAGGACTACCAAGATCCAATAAAGTATCAGTACACCATGAGAGAGAACCTCATGTAACAGGTGTTGGAGTTAAAGGAAGTGGAAGAGTAGACATTCTTCCAGATGGGCATTATGGATTATATGTTGAAAGCCTAATGGATAAAACAAAAGAAGATTATGATAACACAAAATATAGAATTGAGAGTGGTTTTCTTGATTCTTTTTCAATAGAGTTTAGAACTAAAGACCCGATGACTGGAGAGTATTTCGATGGTGCTGTAAGTGAAACAAATGTCGATGGAGGCATAATAAGAGATTTATTACCTGGAACACATTTAGAAGGTTGGACACTGGCTTCACAGCCAATGAATGAAAATTGTGTTATGATTAAAGAAATTCTTGGTAAATTAACAAATAAAGATAAAAAAGAAATTAAGGAGGACAATAAAATGACCGAAGAAGAAACCCCAACACAACCTGAAGATAGTACTAAAGCAGAAGCTAGTGAAGAAGAAGTTCCTGCTGAAGAAGAGAAAACAGAGGTTGCTAAGGGTATTGAAACTAAAGAGTTCAAAATTTCTCAAGAAGATATTGCTTTGCTTAAAGAAGTTAAGGCAATGAAAGAGAAAGAAGCTAAAGAGCAAGAACTCAAAGAAATTAAGGATAGAATAATGGAAGAAATTAAAGGCCAACTTGACACAGCTGAAGTAAAAGATGCTGTAAAAGCTAACCCAGAAGAGACAACAGAAACAAAAGAATTAAAAGAATATAGGGAAATCTTTGAAGAAAAGAGTAAATTAAGTATTCCTGAACAGTTCATAAGGGCTGGAAAATTAGTTACAAAAGAAATGTTTGGAAGAGGTACATCTGCTGAAAGTAAAGAATATAAAGACTTTACAATTAGGGGCAATAAGTTAGAGTGTAAGGGACTTGGAATAACTTCTAATCAAAATACTGATACTGATTATTTATTAAGCAGTGCAGAATTAAGTGATGTATTTGACCCTGTTATTTACAATGCTTTGAACCAAGCAACAGTTACTTGGAATATTCTTCAAAAAGATGACTATAGCCAGAAAGGAAACAACCAAGTTCAGTTTGTATTGAAGACTTTACAGAACCCTACAAGGGGAGCTTACACAGGTAATGCCGTATCTACAGGGAATGTAACTAGGCTAAAATACCAAACTAAATTTAAGAAGTATTCCGTTGGTGTTGAAGTTGATGGAGACATGATTGCCGCAGCTAGAGGCGGACCTATTGGAGATGTATTCGCATTAGAGGTAAAAGATTCTACAGTTGATTTGATGCAAACAATGAATCTTGCTTTGTTCGCAGAGGCAGGTCTTGAAACAGACGCAGAAGTTATTGGATTTGAATTTATTACAGATAGTGCTGGTAATACCACCATGTATAATCTTACAAGAAGTGCCTTGAATAAACTTAGTCCTGATACTGCAACAGATACATACATCAATGCAAATTCCGCAAACATTACTTTAAGTGATTTGAGAAAAGCAAAGAGACAGGCTATAAAAGAAGGAGCTCAAATAGAGAACCTTGTTTTTATAACAAACCATATACAAGGGGACAAATTTAGAGCAATCTATGATAACATCCAGAGGACTACACCCACCTCTTCAAGATTTGGATTTGAAGGAAGACCTGAATTTGACGGGATTCCAATTTTCGAAGACAAAGATTGTAATGATGATGACTGGTGGTTGGTTGATTTAGAAACACATAGGATAGCTGTATGGGTACCTCCAACATTAGAGATGCTTGGAAAGGACGCTGATTCCCAAAAAGGATTCATAAAGACTTACTGGTGTACATATAACAGAGGACCTAGAAGAATGGTACAGATTTATGGGGCAAAGACCACATAAGTCTTTTTTTTATTTTTAATAAAATAAAATAATATGGAGGAATATTAAAATGACAGCATTAAATGCAACAAGTTGGGGTGCAATACATGAAGTATCCGTATCAGAATTGCCATCTCAAAATGGGATTGGTGTAACTGCAAAACCTATTAGGAAAGCATTAGTCTTTCTAAATGTTGATACAATCTCTACAACCGATACATTAGATATTAATGGTTATATCCCGGGTACAGTTAAAAGAATAGATGGAATCTTATCTGAAGCAATAGATGGGTCTCGAGATTCGGCACATAGGGGATCAACTACCTGGAGTACCACTACACTAACCTTTGGAGCACATGATAAAGGCGGTGGGGCAGGAGACGGTGGAACTGTAAACCAAAAGATGGTTTTATTGGCACAACTAAGATAAGGAGAATTGAATGACATCAGTTTTATATGAACAAGAACTAGATGAAGAACACATTAAGATAAGTGTAACTCAAGGAGGCATGCATGTCTCCGACTTATCTGAAGTTCTAATCGTACAATGTACTCCTGCATCAGATGTTGATGCATACGTTAGTGCTAAAATAGTTGATGGAAGAAACGTTTACTTTTATAAAAGTAACACAGCAGATGAGGATGTCTGGGTAACATTAAAGGGGAGAAAATGACAACTACACTAAAATATGAAGATTATATGGCTGAAGAGAATTTAATCCTTACAGTTTCAGAAGGAGAAACATACACATCAAAGTTGTCTGAAGTATTCTCTGTACAAGCAAGATATGCAGAAGATATAGATGGTTATATAAATGCTACGCTTAGTACATCAGATGATCGTACAATAACATTTAATGTTACTGGCGGTACTGATAAAAAAGTATATGTAACAATCAAGGGGAGGCTATAAAATGGCAGCAGCAACTATAACAAACGATTATACTGAAGAACTCACAGAAGAGAATTTAATTCTTTGGGTTATGGAAGGAGAACAGTATTATTCTAAATTAAGCGAACCCAAGATTGTACAAGCAACATTTGCTACAGGGGCCTCTGCAGGACCAAATGCTTATAGTTTGGATACATATGTTGAAGGGCCAATAAACGCTACTATTTCAGGGAATGTTATAACTTTCCACACAACCGCAGGTGGCGGATCAGCACAAAATGGTAGTGGTGGAACTGCTTTTATAACTATAAAAGGAAGACGTTAATCTCAACTATTACAATAATGGAGGTTTAAATATGAAGGAATGTATTAATTGTAAATGGAAAGGAGAAGATGAAGAGGTTACAGACGGAGGATTGGCACATTGTCCAAACTGCGGAGATAACACTCGAGATATAGTCGAAGAACCTAAAGAAGAAGAATCAAAACCTAAAAGAAAATCTAAAAAGGAAGATAACTTTGATTTAAATAGAGATGGAAAAGTAGATAAGAAAGATACAAGATTGGCTGCAAGAGTTTTAAGGAGAGCAAGAAAGTAAAATGGGCACAGCTTTAGTTTTATCATGTGATGCCACAAATGTAGCATCTGCACAGGTAACAGTTTCCGCTTTGAACATAAAAGACCCAAATTCCTTTACATTTCAATGGGTTCAAGGAAGCACTCTTTATTTAGCTAAATATGAACCATCTCCATAATCATCATAATGACAGCAGTATATGCAACACCTTTAGAACTATGTAGGTTTCTTAATATAGAGCAAACTATACCTGATAGAAAGGCAACAGGTGCAGCAAGGGGAAGAGAGAATGTTGGAACAGGTAATGGTTCAAATACCACTTTTTGGTTAGATAAAGCTTTTATTATAGATAATTCTTATACTTTTTATGCTGGACACCAAGGAACAAATGGTACAGCATTAATTGATGTAACTGATTATAATTTAGATAAGGACAATGGAGAATTTATCCTTACACCTGCAGGGGTTACATCAGTGGGTACAGGAAATGTTTCTGCAGTTTATTCTTATAATGATTTAGAAATCACAAACACTCAACTACAAGAATCTCTTGATAGGGCAGAAAGAGATATTGATAAGAAGACCAATAATCATTTTGCAGTGGGAACAGATGCCACTCCAAATTATACTCAAGTAACCAACGAAAAACATTCTGGGAAGGGTAAATATGATAGGGGATATTTCCTATTCAATCGCCCTATCCCGGATGTTTCAACAACTGTAGGTACAGCTGTAGCTGTAGGAGATACCGAAGTAGAGGTAAAATCTACTGATGGATTCCTTTCTGAAGGAACTTTTGGAATAGAAACAGATAAAATATCTTACACAAGTAAATCACCAAATCAATTTAAAGGATGTACTGGGACAAGTGCAGTCCATGCTGTGGATCAAGTAGTTCATCCTTATGTAATAGAAATATCTAATTCAAGTAGTGGAACAGAACCTTCGTTTACTATTCTTAATAGAGATTCCGATTATGATATAGATTTCAATAGTGGAATGGTTTGGTTAATGTCCCTTGATCATTCATTGGTGGATTATGCGTTTACCTATCCACCAAACTTATTGCCAAATAGGTTTAGGGCAACTTATATATGGGGAGAGAGTACAATCCCTTATGATATTAAAAGATGTTGTTTGATGATAGCAGCAAAAGATTTAATGCACACAACAGGAAGAAGAACTGGTTTACATGGAATGAGCTTACCAGAGATTCCAGCATTAAACCTTGATGAAACTTGGATTAATAGTACGTTAGAGAGTTACAAGAACAGAAAACATTCCAATACGTAGTGTCTTGAGGGGTGCTACCAGGCTTGAGGGCTGAAAATGACAATCATAGATAGAACCAAGATAGAATCTGCAGCATATGATAATATATATGCAATTATAGATAATCGTTCTAATGTGGTAGACCCTAAAAGGAAAGGCACAACTCATTCTACAACTCAAAAAAGAAAGTTTGTATATGATACAGACCCTTTCATGCGTTCTATCAATTATTCTGATATGCCTTATATTGTTTTAGAATTACCTATTCTAGAATACTCTGCAATATCTACTGATGGAAAACATAAAGATATTCTGTGGACTCAAAGAATTATTGTAAGAACAAAGAAAGAAGGATCATCTACAGTGCTTACTGATACAGGTAGGACAGATATGTTTGAAATATGTGATGACTTGCATGAGACATTTAATAAAGATTCTATTAAAACAACACAGGGTGGTTATAATATTCATAAAGTTAACCTTACTAAGATTAACACTTCATTTGATGTAATAGATAATATTGAACTTTATGAAAGTGAATTTGAATTAACTTATTATACAAGATTACAGGTGAGTACATAATGGCAATAAGAATAGAAGTAAATAGGAATGATTTGAGGAGAGTCAGCAATAGGATAAAGAAGGTTGGAAGATTACCTCAATATGTATTGGAAGGTAGTGAAAATTTCCTTAAGCAAGATACAAGGAAAGGAATAGCAAAACAACTAATGATTGAAAAAAGACAGAACCGTTCAAGAGCTCCAAGAGGAGATATGAAGAAAAGTATAATGAGGGCAAGGGTAGAAAAGATGAAGTCTGGAGTAAGACTAATAATCCCCTCAAGAGCATCAAGGTTAGATTTGGGATTGCCTAAGAGATTAAATCTTACTGGTAATAGAAGAGCAAAAGAATGGGTTCAAAAATATTATAATAGGGATGCAATTAGGAGAGTCAGAAAAAGTTCATTAAAGTCAGATCCTTATGGTCCGAAGGGAGGGCTTACTGGTTTTTTAGTCGTGGTAAGGCACCCTTTTATTAACCAGGGTTTTCATAGAGCGAGACCCAAACTAAAAACACACTTAAAAAAAGCTTTAAAAAAATCTGTAGGAGGATAGAATGAAAATTAAATTTAAAGATAAGGAAGGGATCCTTCATTGTGTCGAAGGTACAGAAGAGTTTGTTAAGGAAAAGATGAAAGAATATGGAAAAGAAAAAGAAAAGATTATTAATAAAAAATTGAAGGAGAACAAAGAAGATGCAAGCAGCACCAGACGCATGGGCGGATAGATGCCGAATAGGTATCATGAGAGCCGGTGGTTCAGAAGTTCAATTTCATGCAAGGACAGAAGATATTACCTTTGATACTGGAGACAAGGATATAGAAGGAATCTCTCTCACTGGTGGCGGAAGAGTTGTGAAGCCAATACAAATGACAGATGAGAGTGTTACTCTTAAAATGTATCCAGTAGAAACTGACTTGGCTGGTGGAGGATTAGCTCAATGGTTCCATCCACAAGGAGCAGCTAATGGTGTTTCAGATGATGAATCAGAACCTTTCGTAGTTACAAACACTAATTATAGAATTAAGCATAGGTTAATCTTTTTGTGGTGTCCCACATTACCAGCAGCAGCAGCAACTGTACCAACAGATGAACCTGCACAGAGGATACAGATTATTAATGCTTATATGACAGGTTGGAAATTAAACTACGATGACAAGATACTCAGTGCAGAAGCTACATTCAAGTGGGCTCCATTCACAAGAGCGGGTATCGGTAATAAAAGAGAAGAATCAACTACCGGAGTTACAACAGACTTACCAGCCGCAACAACAAGTGCGACTAGCTGGGCTTAAGGAGGTAGGAAAATGGTAGCAGCAACAGCAATGCCGGACGCATTTAGCGAATTGTGTTTAATTGGTGTAACAAGTGAAGATGACTTAAATAATGAGCTTGAATTTGCAGGATATACAGAAGATATAACATGGGATACTGGAGATAAGGATATAGAAGGTGTAGCACTTACATCTGGTGGAAGGGTTGTAAAACCTATTCCAATGACAGATGAAAGTGTTACTATGAAAGTCTATCCAGTAACTGTAGACAACACAGAAGGTGGTTTCGTACAGTTATTCCATCCAGATATTTCAAAAGATACATCAGAACCTTTTGTATGTACAAGCACAGCTCAAAGGAAGAAACACAGATTGATCTTCTTATGGAGTAGCGACTTACCAGCCGCAGCTTCAGCAGTTCCACAACCAGGAGCACCATCTTATAGAATACAAGTAATTAACGCATATATGACTGGGTATAAATTGAATTATGATGATAAGATACTTAGTGCGGAAACAACTTTTAAATGGGCTCCATTTAGTAGGGCAGGAATTGGAAATAAGAGAGAAGAATCTACAACTGGTGGAACACAAGCAACTGCACAATTAGCTCTCGCAACAAATAGTGCAACAACCTGGAATTAATCCAGGTTTTTTTATTTTATTTTTAGGAGGAAAAGATGGAAGAAGAAGAATTAAAAGAACAGATAAAAGTAATTAAGGAAAAATTGAATGGACAGAAATTGTTTATTCAAAGAGTTCCTAAGAACACATTCCTTTGGTTTAAGGAATTTGCAAATGATGAAGAATTTTGTGGGGATTATGGATTTGCCCTAAAGCATCTTTGTGATTTCTACAAAGGAATAATAGAATCAGGTATTGACCATCTTGAGATGGAAGTAATCTCTCTAAAAGAGAGATTAGATAACTTAGAAAAGAAACCTGAAGAAAAGAAAACCCGTACCATGATGGACGGAAAGAAAGTGGAGGTAAAAAAAAAATGAGTAAACTAAGTAAACATTTAGGGAAAGGAGTTGAATTAGAAATTGAAGGTGAAAAATACGCTTTAAAGCCTTTAAACACAGAACATCTACCATTATTCTTCAAGGTAATGAAGGGTTTTTCTGGAGCATCTCAGGGGAAACCTGAAGAGGCTTTTAAGAACATGGATGAGGAAAGTATGAATGCACTAAAACAAATGATAGATATTACTCTTGAGAAATCATTTCCAGATGAAACTGCAGAAGTTAGAACGGAATTTGGAATGAAATATTGGGGACAATTATTTGAGAAGATTATGGAAATGAATAGTGCTGTTGATGAAAGGGAAAAAAGCAAGTTAGATACAATAAAAAGGATGCAAGATGAATCCGCAAGAGCAGCTAAAAAATCTTAGAGCAAGGATTCATGGACAAGAAACAAATAAAGAAAACCTTGTTGATAATGATAAGGCTATAGTTAACCTACATCATTTATTTATGAGGCAATATGGTTGGATTCCTATTAATGAATTTGGGAATCTTCCCATACCCACTTTATGGAATTTATTAGAATGTATAAAGAAAGATAAAGAAGCTGAAGAAAAGGAATATAAAAAGATGGAAAGGAAAGGAAGAGTTGGGAGAAGATAATGACTACTCAAACGGAAAGAATAAACATAATCATTGAAACTTTTGAAAAAGGGAGAAATACCTTAGAAACAAGTAGGAAAGCAATGGAAAGGATGAATATTCTTTTTAATAAACAAGGACGGATGATGGATTCCACTTCAAAAAAAGCTATAACAAATTCCGAAGCCACAAGGAGATTCACTAAACAATATGATAGTCTTTGTGGAGTGATAGGTGCTTCTTTACCTGAATTAAAAGAATTAAATAATAGAGGTTTTAAATTTAAATCTATAGGGGGGAGGATAGGGAATACCGTAAGAAAGATGACACATGGTCTTCGTGGATTTAGGATGGAGATGCTTGGAGTTATGTTCTTTGGAATGGGTATACAGAGATTCTTCTTAGGATTAATCAGACCTGCATTAGAGATGGTAGGTATCTTTGACCTACTTAAAGTAACTTTAGAATTATTGTTCTTACCTTTGGCCATTATGTTAATCCCTGCATTTGTAAGTTTATTAGAAAAGGTAGCAAATATGAGTGATGAAACTAAAAAAATGATTGGCATTTTTACTTTAGTAGGGATGGGGATAGGTCTCCTTTTATTCTTAGTTGGAATGTTTTCATTAGGTATTGGTTCCCTTATTCTTGTAATCAGTCCACTTATATTAGGTCTTGTAGGGATAACTATGGCTATGTCAAATGTTGTCGGTGGAATCTTGGCTGGTGGAGGAATAATAGGCTGGCTCATTAAAATATTCGCTTTATTGGGATTTGCGACTATGGGGGTAAGTGCCTTAACTGAAGAATCAGGTAATAAACAAATAAGCATGTGGGATAAAATTTGGAGGTTTATTTCAGAATCAATAGGAAAAGTTATTGGATTTTTTGATACGTTATGGGAAAGAATGTTAGATTCTGCACCAGTAATCCAATTTTTACAAATGATGGGTTTAACTAAAGAATCCATTGAATCATTAAAAGATCCTATTTCCATTCTTCAAAATAAATTTAGTGGAATATGGCTCAGGTTTTTAGCAAAACATCCTAAAATACAAAAAGCACTTGAAGATTTTGGATTTTCTATTACAGAAATAGAAGAGCCATTAGATAACCTTGGTACCTTATTCGATAAAATCTTTAATAAAATGAAGGAAAAGGTTGGCAAAATTTTAGATGACCTTCCATCAATGTTACCTGAGAAAGTTGCTGATTTTGTTGTTAAATTCATTGATGAAGTTACAAACGAAGAGAACATAGAAAAATTGGTTCAGGCAGGTTGGGAGATGGGGAAGGCAGTAGTAAGAGGAATGTTTAGGGTTTGGAAAGAAATGGGTGTACAAATAGCTGAATGGCTTTATCCTAAAGTTGCTGCCAGTGGATATGAATCTGGTAGAAGAACTAGACAATATTTCGAAGATCCTAGTTTTGTTAGTGATTTCATTTGGAGACCTGGACAAGCACCTACTAAAATAAATCCTAATGATACTTTAGTAGGTATGAAGGACTTAATGGGTCTTGGTGGAAACATAAATTACTCACCAACCTTTAATGTTAATGTATCTGATAGAGAAGAATTTGAAAGGATGCTTAATGAAAATAGTAAAAGAACAGTGGAGGAATTGCAAAGGATGAGCAAAACTTAAAATGACAGATAATATTACGATTGTTGCTGGTGGAAATACTACAACTATATTCCCTATAAAAATTGAGGAGACTCTAACTAAGAATATCACTCCTATAGCCTACCCTACTACCCAACAAAGCTGGTCTAATGGACCAACTAAACCAAAGATACTTGATTTGTTGAGGATAATAAGAAGATTTACAATCAATGGATATATTAAAGATTCTGAAGTAACCCAATTCAAAGGGATTATTGAAGCTGGTGGAGTATTTACAATGAACTATGCAGGGAGTTCCTATACAGTTAATATGGAAAAGTGTAGTGTTACAGAAGTTCCTGAAGATGCTACTGGAACTGGTGGTCCAAGTGGAACAAAAGATCCAGAACATTTAGCTGTATTATTTACTTTAGTCGAGGGAGAGAATTTATAATCATGAAATGGCAGGAAGCAGCCAAATTAATTGGCGGAGGAACAGGAGTAATAGCTTTAATTAGTATCTTAGTCATACTTTCTGGAATGAGTTATGAACACTCGGGTGATATGTATTGTGAAGATACATGTGAATCATATATTAACATCACCACAAGGTATTGGAGAGTTTGTTTTGAAGAATCTGATAAAGAAGAGACGTTGTATAAGAAACAAAGTCGTAGCAGAACTTTGTGGGTTAACTTAAACAATATTGATAACATTATTTCTACAGAACCCTCTACAGAAGTTGAATGGGTGGTTCCCACTTATGGAAGGAAGTGGAGACCTATTAAATCTGGAGACTGTTGGGATAGAGGAAGAGTAAACAAGATTAAATTAATTGGACACAAGAGATATGATGAAACAGTAAAGTGGAGTTTTAATTTTGATGATAAAATAAATATAGATCCTAAATGGATTAAAACAAATGTAACTTATACTCCTTATTCCAGATATGGGGATGGTGTGGCTCTCATCGAAAGTCAAGGATTTTATGAACTTCCAGATAAAAGAATTGTTAAAAGAAATGAAGTTCCAAACCTTCTTGAAGCTGATTTAATTGGAGAAGGAAAGGTCTGGAGTTGTGAGGTTGAAGAAGATAAAAAGGCAGGTATCAAGTGTAATTCAATAAATATAACCGATGGTAAATGGAGTGTGTACTTAGAACCAATGGCTAAAGAAGTAGGTACTTATCCTATTAAAATAAAGAAATACAATTATACAAATAAAGAATATTATTTTGAAAATATAGGAGAAATAAGTTTCTCCAGTTTAAATGAAAAGAAAGAATTGAATGTGTTACTTGATGGGTGTGGTGAAGAAATACATATTGGACCAGAATCAACAATAGTTCATGTTAAAACAAATGCTACCAATCCTAAAACACAATTTACAACTATGTCACAAGAAAGTCCTAATACTGTTTATGGAGGGCTGGGTGTTGACTTGCGGGTTAAACCTGGTTCAACCACTACCTCTTGGGATTTCTTAATGGATTGGGGTTTAGATGAAACCATCCCTCCAGGAATAACTATAACAGCAGGGATATTTTCTGGATATACTACTTTTATAGATGGGGCAGGTAATTCATCAGGACATTGTTATTTATCAACAGAAACATTTGATTTTAAAACTGAAACTTGGAATACTTGGTGTGGAGGAGACCATTTAACTGGTTCAGCTTGTTTTTCTGCAGATGATGAGATAATGCATATTCCAGATAATCTAGCAAACACCGCCTTTCATAACCTCACTATGCAAGTAGCTGAATTACAAGAACTTTATGAATCTAGCTCTAAAGTAATATATTGTTTTCCTACACTTCATGCTTCAGAAGACCATGATGGAACAAGATTTGATGACCAGAATGGAACTTATACTCCTAGTCTCATGATTACTTATGAAGTAGGAAATACTGCACCATCAGTACCTACTTTAAATTCTCCTGCTAATAATACAAATACAACTACTTTGATTCCTTTAAATTGGATAAATTCAACGGATGATGATGGAGATTCAATAACATATTATTTAGAGGTAGATGATGATAATGATTTCTCTAGCCCAGAATATGTTAATACAAGCATTAAAGAAACAATAAGCCCAACAGAAGATTTGCCCACAGGGTTGTCTCACGCCAAATATTTTTGGAAAGTTTTAGCTACGGATGGAGAGGATAATAGTTCTTGGAGTTTAGTAAGAGCTTTTAGTTATGATGCAATTACAACGAGAAATGCTTCTTTATTTTTGGATGGGTTCAGGAATAATTTAAATGTAGAACTTGGTTCTCCAATAAATGTAAGTGGAAATGCTACATTTGGACATAATATAACTATAGATATAGACCATCCTGATTATGGAATTGCTTATATTACTGGAGTAGATATAGTTGCCTTTGATTTAAATATTAATTACTTTAGAAGAGAAGAAATGAATGATTCCAAAACAAAAACTAATCTCACATATAATGGTGAGGATAAAATAGATATTGGAATCAAAGGACACCAATATGATGAACTCATTGATTTAACATTGAATGTAACAGGGTATCCTGATAATGGAATTAACCCCTCCAATGTTAAAATATATGTTAATAACTCATTAAGCAATAGTCTTGGAACATTATATAAAAGTGGAGATTACAATTTAAATTCCTTTAGTGATGGTGATGGTGTTAAAAATACAACCTTAAGTGGTGGTTCTGTTGCTACTGTTGGATACTTAAAGATACCCAGCACTGCTACAGTTACAGATACTTATTTAAACATTACAGGATACAATACAGGAGGGATAGACCCATTGTCTCCTGATGGAAGTTCATTAAGGATAGATGGAGGTGTAGCTACCCATTGTGGAAACAAGACTTATGATTTTGTTGAGTTAAAAAATGGTGCATCTCTTTATGTCTGTGATTATGATGCTAATTCAACAAAAGGATTATTCTTCATTAATGCTACTTATAATATTACTGTTGATAAAACTTCTCAAATAGTTGGGGGTGGAAGAGGTTATCGTGGAAGTTCTACATTGTACACAAATGGTGAAGGACCTGGTGGTGGTGGAAGAGGATGGGGAACAGGTCCTTATTCTGGAGGAGGGGGAGCAGGATATGCTAAATCTGGTGGATTTGGAGGTAATGAATTAAATGCTCCTGGTGGAGAGGGTGGTTTATCTTATGGTTCTAATTCAAGCAAGGAATTTGTTATGGGTTCTGGAGGTGGAATTGGGGGTGGTTCTGTAGGTGGACATGGGGGTGATGGTGGTGGTTCATTCTATTTGCTATCAGAAATGGTTAATATTTCTGGCAATATAACAACTATAGGACATGATGGTCAAACAAATGACAATAGTGGTGGAGCTGGTTCTGGTGGAATTATTATCATAGAGGCTACTTATATTTACTTGCATAATTTATTAGATGTTCATGGAGGAGCTGGTTCTAAAGCACCAGGCAGTTGGGGAACTGGTGGTGGTGGTTCTGGGGGAATGATTAAATTATTTTATGCTAGTTATAATTCAGAAGGATTTGCATACAATCTTTCTGGTGGTTCTGCAATGGATAGTCCTTATGGAAATGGAACAGCTGGTGGTGATGGATTAATTTACCAGGAACAAACAGGAAACTTTACTTATAATCCTTTCTTTGAAGCAGGAAATATAGATGGAACAAGAGAATGGAATTACTATGGCCACTTTAATGGAAAACACAATAAAACAAAAGACTTTGCTGCTTCTATAAATACTTACCTAGCATCATGCACCCCAGATGCTAATGGAGATTGTCTAGTTCCATTATATCTTTATTCAGAATCTGATGGAATCATAGAAATATCAGATATAAATGTTGCATATACTTACAACGTAAATCCAATTACTTTAGATATAGATTTGGTTTCTGATTTCTTAACCAATGAATCAAACTTCTCGGATATACCTATAACATTCTACAGTGCTACTAAAGGAATTATAGAGGTAGATGATATTAACTTTAATTATGCTGGTGGGAATGATACCATAGAGGTAAGGGCATATAGTGTTGGTGGGGAAGTTAATGAATCATATAACATTACTTATTTCTATTCTCGATGGGATTACACACTTCCACAACACATTACTTATTTTGAAGTAATACCAAGAACTCCAACAACAGATAATATAACTCCTTTTGGACAAACGGATAGCAGGGCTATGCTTAACATATCTATGTTAAACTATGGAGGCAGGGCAATGAATTTTTCTGTCTATCAGAACGAATCAGAAAAAACAATGTGTGTTAATATGACTATTTCATTAGATAATTATAAATCTAATGGAACATTCATAATAAATCAAACATGGACTAATTTAGTTATCAATGCAACATACCAGAACAAGACAGACTTGTGGTTCTGGTTTGATTATAACTGTAACTATACAACCTGGAGACTATGGCAACCAGACTTTTACTTTAGAGGTTGTGCTTACAATACAACCTGTTCGGAGGCGGTAATCTAATGGCAGTAAGAAGTATGAGAAGGATAACTCCTAAGATATGGATTCCACCAAATTACTATACAAAATATAAGATAGAAGTAGTAAGACAAGATGATACAGTAGATGATCTTTCTGAAAAGATAAGCAACTTCCTTGTAGAAGATAGTGTAACTGATAGCATAGGTAGGTTTGAGTTTGAACTATGGAACCCAAACAATGAATACCTTGCTGTGTGGAAGAATGGAGATGTATTCAAATATTATAAAGACTATGCAGGAGTAGCTACAACTCTTAGGTTTAGGGGAATCATAGAAAAGATTTCATATAAAGGAAACAAGATAAGGGTGTCTGGAAGGAATGATGCTTTGAAGTTTATGGATATTACTGTAACACAATCCTTTACAGATATTGATTGTGGACAAATAATAAAAGATTTAGTTGATATTTATGGGGCTGGTTTTACCCACAATAACGTAGATTCTACTGGAACAAACCTAACTGTTAATTGGTATCAGAAACCTTTTTGGGATTGCATGGAAGAATTAGCTACAGCTGCTGGTTTTGATTGTTACATTGATTCTAACCTTGATTTTAATTTCTTTAAATCAGGAACAAGGATAAATAATCAGGAAGGGATAGTTCATGATTATAATTTACTAGAGATAGGAGACTTTGCAGACGATTCTTCATTAATAAAAAATAAGATAATTATTTATGGTGCTGATCAAGATGGTACACAACAAGTTTACACTTCAGAGGATGTAGATTCACAAGACATGTATGGTGTCAAAGAAGAGATAATTAGTGATTCTAATATCACAAATGAAACACAAGCACAAGAAAGAGCTGACTTTATTTTGGATAAGCATAAAGATCCTCAACAAATAAGTGAAGTAAAAGGGATTATGTTAGCAACCATACAACCTGGGGAGAGCATTAGAATCTCTTCACCCTTTGATAACATCCCCCTTACACACTATAGGTGCATAGGATATAAAGATACGTTTAGTGCTGAAGGCAATGAACCACCAACTACAACTGTAAATATATCAAAAGAGCCAAGGAAACTAAGCCATGTCTTGAAATCTATCATAGAAAATCAAAACATATCTAAAAGAACAACCGTGAACCCTTACGAAATGGGTTTCTCTTATAATCACACATTCGATAGTGATAGTGGTGCTCATACCAATACTGAAATAACAGATGGTGTTCTTAAACCAACAGGAGCCTCTGGTAGTTGGATAAGTGTTGCAAAGAGCATAAGCAGTGGAAACATAACGGAGGTATATTTAGTAGCTAATGGTGAAACATTAACCGGAGCAAGTTTCGAAGTATCAGGAAATAATGGAACAAGCTATGAAGCTATAACTAATAAGAACAAGATTGATTTAAGTACAAGTATTGGAAATCAATTAAGAGTCAAGGTAACATTTGATAATGCTGATACACAGATACTCTCACTAATGCTACTCTATAAAGTGTCAACATGAAAGAAGAAATAGAAAGTTTTAAAAGGAAGAACGGTAATGTAATATACACTCAAAAGGAGTTAATTCAAGCTCTACATGAGAAAATAGATAAAATATATGATAGGATTGATGATAAACTAGATGAAAAAGTTGATAAGTCTACATTTAGATGGGTACTCACAGGTTTGTCTACTTTGTTTTTAGCTATCGTTGGTTTTATATTTAGATTAATCAAAGGAGGATAAGAAAATGGCAAACACCCCAAAGAGTCCACACTTGAGTTTTAAAGGATTTAAAATTCCCGTGTGCTTTATGAAATCTCTTAAGAGATTTGTAGTTGCAGCAATACCTGCAATCATTGCTTTACTTGTAACAAATAATATAATTACCGCAGGAATAGCAGGACTAATTGTACCAATTTTATTAAATGTTGCAGAATACTATTTTAGAGAATATAATTAAATTCTCTAATTTATTTTTTATTTTTCTTTAGATGGATTTCTCTTATTTTCTCTATCTTTAAGGTAAGCCTTTATAGGATTATATATCTGCTGCTCATAATATTTAGCAAAATGAGTTGCAGCTGGTTTATCTATAGGTATCTCTCTTAATCTTGAGTAGAATACCAATGGATTATAGTCCTTCTGAAAAGCATGTAGTTCTGGAGGCAATCCCGAATCTTCAGCTATATGGTGGTTCTGTTTCTCAACTTGTTTAATAGCTGCTGTTATAATTTTATCTACTTTATTTTCTATAGTTTTTTTCATGTTTATCCCATCCTTTGTTGTAAAAATATAGGCCTGTTACTTTGAGTAAAAGGATTATAAACCCATTTACAATGGAACCTACAAGTAAAGACCAGCCCATCCAAACCCACAACTCAAAGAATAACCATATAAATATGGTTATAATTATAAATACTGGTACTTCCCATCCCAGTGCTCTTACAATTCCTCTTGTCTTTTTATTAGTTAAATCTATTTTCATCTGTTGTATATTTGTAATAACATCATTTCTTTTTGCAATTCCTCTGCCTTTAAAGCATTATAATTAAGGAAGATTAAAGCTTCTATATAATCTGTAGTTGAAAACACTTGTCTATACACTTCATGTAATTTTTGTTTAGTTTTTTCGCTTTCAAAAAAAGAAGAGAATCTCCATCCAATAGTTGGTTGAGTTGTTACTTTTAACTTTAAATTAGATTCTTTTGTCTTTCTTATTAATCTCTGTATTACCATCACATATCTATTTGTATCTGAAAAGATTTTATGATAACTCTCTGTATGGCAAAGTGAACCATCTGTTTTTCCTCCATGAAAATGGTGTTTCCATCCAATTTTTTCTAAATATTCTAAACCTTCTATTACATTTGTTAAATCTGTTTGATTTCTCATTTTCTATTCATTAATTCACTATACATATCTCTTTTAGCTTTTCCTGGGTCTTTTAATGAAGTTGGTGCTTTAAAGTTATGTTTATGTACATAATTCATAAACTCGCTTAAACTCATATATCTTTCCATTAAGTCATATTCTAATTCCTTTAAAGACAGATGTATTTTATTACTATGATATCTAATCCATGGATGCTTTTCAAGACCATTCGTAACAACTGAATCAACATATCTATTTAATATAGTAGCATATACTATCTCTTGAAGTGTTCCAACACTTGTATTTCCATCTATAATAGCAATAGTACCACTTGTTGTTGCAATAAAACCTACATCTCTCTTAACAATTTCATTTGAAATTTCTTCAGATACATCATATCTTTCCTTTCTTCCTGCATCCATAGAAAGGATGTCGTTTCTCTCAACGTCATAAAAAGGATTGATTAGACTTATCTGCAATCTTTTTTCTATTTCCAATTCCCATTCTCGCATTTCTTTTCTACTGTCTAAAGGGTGTGCAAGATATAATTCATCTTTTACAGGAACCATTACTCCGCCTTGTTTTATATATTTCATTTCAAAATCCCTCCGACATTCTTTTTATTAAATTATCTCCAATATCTATATCTCCATTCTTTGCTATCTGTTTATCTTCATAAGGTTCAAGCACTCTTCTTCTTACTTCTGCAGCTGCATCATTCAATGCAGCAATAGCATCACTAATATTTTGGTATCTTTCTCCTGTTTGATTTATATATTGCAAAGCGAGATGATAAAAACAATAAGTTAATTCTCCCTTTACAACATCTTTAGGTACAATATCTTCTAAACTTTCATATTTATTTCTTCTTTCTTGTAGTATGTATGGCATTCTTTAAAACCTCCTTAGTTGTTTCAGCTGCATTGATGTTAAACATAACAGCAGCTGCATGGTCCTCTTCATCATCAGCACGTGTAAACCACTGCATAAAATGTCTAAATGCTGATGCTTTGAATCTGTTTAATTCTTCTTGACTATTTGCTTTTTCCCAATTCCTCTCTCCATATTTTACCATTCCATTTTTCATTAACATTCCCCATCTGTAAAGCATTGTTTTTTCATAAGGGATATTTAGAGCTATGATTAAATCAAATCGTGGCTTGTTTTCATCGGTATCTCTCCTCATTCCACTTTTGAAATCTTTTCTCTTTCCTGAATCTTTAACTTTGTATGGCATTTTCCTTCATTTTCTTATTACGCATAATGCTTATGAACCTTAGCAATGATATTCCTCTCATCTATTAAATTATACAAAGGAATA